TCAGCTTCTCGCTGAAAAGCTGGCAACGTAAACGGCACCGTTTTTTGAGAGCCTTTTCGTTCCGCTACGCTCCACTTCAAGGCTCTCAAAAGCATTATGCTCTATCCTTGACTTTATTTTTTCTAAAAATGGGTCACATCTATTTACAACGCAGAGAAATTGAGTTAACCCCACACATTTTATATATGTGTCTACAGAGTTGCCAGCCTGATGAAAGACATAACGACCGATACGGGATAGATTATAGTCTACAGTCTTAGGAGTATAAAGTTTAACTTTGTTGCAGTTGCCTAAGAATTTATCCCAAAACTTTGACGTTTTCCAACGGCGTTTATTACTATCGGATTTGTTGGGTTCGACAAATCGCAAATAGTTCTTCAAAATACCGCAGTATTTTTCACCCAAGGAAAGTTTATTTCTGATGAAATTCAGGGCATATTCATCTTTAAACACCGTTTCGCAACGAATCCAATGCCTACCGTCTGTATATCCCCGCTCACGTGCCTTGTCATATACTCGGCAGTACATATCAGATTGACGAACGCCGAATTGTAATGACCATGAATCGACCTCACGAGTAATACTGTCAACTATCTGCGCTTTATGCGTTTTGCTGACATATTCACGATTTAATGTCTTCATAACCATATTGCGTATATCAAATATGCCGTCATGATCATCAAATGCAACGTCTAAACGTGTAACGTGATAGTTTTCTGTATCTAACGCCATTTCAAATAAACGCCACCAATTACCATCAGTATACGTTTCAAAATCTCTGCAACCTTGCCCGGTAAACTCAATCAAAGGATAATCAGCGCTTTTCTGATTGTGATTGTAATGTATTGACATACCATCAAACATAACACGATTTTTATAACCGTAAAATCCGTATGTATCTTCAAATTTTACATCTGATGTAAAGCCAATTTTATCAATCAAACTTTCTACCGAATCAATCTTTGAAGTCATGGCGAACCAGTCGTAAAGAATAATATTCTTTCCTCGTTTCTCCGAACCGAAATACGGATCTTCATCACGCCAGCCGGAAATGTTGTCCGGATCCATGACTTCCAAGGAAAAACTACCTTTCAACTTTTCCATTGTTAACCCCTTTGTTGTGCACGGACAGAGCAAAGCTCGGAATAATCGGCTGTGCATTCTGCAAGGTATTCATCAAACGCTGCTTCGGCAGCGTCGATCAGATCATCACATTCTGAAATATCAAGCGAAGGATCATCACATTCTTCGTGACAACAGCAAGTCAATGTGTAATCGTCATAAAAGAAACAGTTTTCACAATCACGCACCTTGTTCACCTTCTTTCTTTCGCTGGGCGTTCCATTCAGCCGGGGACGGAAATAGATCAGCAACGGAAGATGTGCCGTCATTATTCTTTTTCTGCGGGGAGATAATCGCCATAGTATCATAAAGCTTGAAAATCTTCTTCTTTGTATTAAAGAAATAAGCATCGCACTTTTCGTTTAAAACGTACCAATAACGAACAGCTACATATTTTTTATGAAGCACAGCAACAAGAAGAAAACCCTTTAGACCGTAGGAAGTCAATTTTCTATGCTTGTAATTAAACTCGACAAGTCCTCGAACCTGACGGTCAATAGCACGGTCGTTCTGAGTAAGTAACATAATGTCATACCAGTAGTGACGATGTAAAGCTAAAAATTCACACCATTTCTGCCGCTCTTTCATGTCAAAGCCACGTGTGTTAAAAAGAAGATGTGCTTCATCAATAACAATGAACGTTTGACATTTTTCGGGATTACACTTTAAATCGTGATGCTGCATGCAGAAGTTAATCAGAAATTCGGGAGTAAGTTCATAGTATGGAACATATACAAACAATCCACGATGCTTGTAATTTGTCTTTATCGGATATGTACATATAACATTAATACCCTGTTTAAGGCAACGATCGATACGCTCGGTAGCGTGGTAACTTTTCCCCGAACCGGGAGTACCAGTAAACAAACTTAACATATAATCACCTCATTCTATAGCGTTTATCTTACGCAATATCATCTGATATACATAATAAATAGCTATACAGCTTGTCCAAGCCAGAGCTATATTAACCATGCCCTGAAATGGCACATAATAGTTAAGTATTCCTAAGAAATATTCCATTTCATCAGGAAACTGAATATTTTTGAAAGGGCTATCAGGTAAAAGAACAATAACCCATTGCAGAACCTGATTAGCTACGTCATTTATGCCTTTAATAAAATCATTCATTTAAAATCACCTCTTAAACATTATCGCATAGGGTCCCCGACGACACACGATCGTCACCCCATGCGCTAATGTTTAATAAACTTGCTTGTAACGTGTATCAGCATTATTACAAAGCCGACATAAAACGTACTTCGAAGCACAAGACGAACTATGTCTTGACCCATGAATTGAAAACGAGTTAGATCAACTTCAATTTCTTCATCAATTTTATAATTCAACCCGCCATTTGTTATTGTAGTTTCTATAGGAAACTTAAATATCGGCTTCTGCTCCGGCACTACGAATATTGTAAGCATACGATATAAATCAAAAGGCAAAGAAAAAGGAAACTTATCAATTATTGTATCGCTGTCAGGTATATCAACATCTCCGGGTTTTCCTTGCTCAATGACAAGCTCCGCTTCCTTTGTCGCTTCGTTTGTTACCGTTATATCTTTTGTTTTGCTATCAACGCTAACAGTTCCTTTAGTAGCTCCTGCGCCGACACCGGCAAGACCCATATTTCCGATAGTGTTTTCTACGCCGGTCAACGGTATAGTAACGGTTTCCTTATTCTGTTCCAATGTGCCTTGCTTAGCCGCAGAACAAAATGCAGCATAATCAGTTTCGGAAACAACGCAAAAACCATAGCCCTGAATTACATCGAAATCGTCAGTAGATTTACCTGAATACGAAATCTGATATTCTGAAGAAATCGCCTGAGTCACTGTATCGGAACAAAAATTAAATCCGGCATCAACAGAATAATGAACTTGATCACTTTTTAGAGTAATGGTAGTACAACTACTAAAAAGCAAATCTTCTATTTTATCATAATATTCGTTCCAACCACTTAAAGACGGTATCTGAGCAATATTATCAGATTTATACTGACCTGTACTAAAACCAGCCGAAATAGTAGATGAACGAACAGAAAAACGCATAATATGAAGCTTACTATCGGCTACGAAATAAGGAACAAAATACATATATCTACCCGAAGACGGTTTACCGTAAGTATCAGCCTCCCACTGAGCTACGGCGTTACTGCTGATAGACCATCCGTTATAGTTAGCATATACATAAGACGATATAACGCTATAGAGCGTCTGTGCACGCTTAGAGCCGTCCTTACTTTTATAGCAGCCGAAGCTCTCATAAACATCAGTAACAGCATTACACCATGATGTAGTCGGCATTGAAATATTACCGTCTTCATCAAAGTTGATTTCTATAGATCCATCTTCAAGACCTTCATTTATTGCTTTCTGCATTTCAACAATCATTTTATCCGCCGATGTTCCGCCGACACTGTTAAAATCTATATTGTCAGGTATATTAACTTTGCTGGTGTCGATTTCTACTTTAGTTACCGGGTGAATCGGGTCTTTTGCAGATCCGTCAAAATCTTCTTCCCAGTCGGTATATAATTTAACGGCGTCCTGAAATGCGTTTGTGAAGTCATAGCCCTGACCGCCGCACATCTGATTAAACAATGTGCCAAGTAATAAAGAGCCGGCTACCGAAGCACCAACAACAGCAGCTGATATAACAGCAGATGCGGAAGTTATCATGTTTGTAATCAAAATTCCGACTATACAAACGGCTGTCAGACCGCTGATGAAACGCTTGCGCACTTGTATTACACCCCCTTTTAAACTTATAGCCCCATTACAGGAACGGGGCTACTTGTGTTACAACGGATTACTTCGATGCCTGAGCAAAGAACTTCTTAGCCATCTTGAAGAGATAAATGACCGCATAGAGTCCGAGACCTACAACGGCAACACCGATCAGAACGGGAACAAGCGTGTTAACAAGGATTATAAACTGATCCTTGAGTGTTGTACCGGCGGTATTGACAATTGAAGAGAGATCCTGTGCAGTACCTGCTGCAGGTTCTTCCGCAAATGCGCCAATAGCCATAGTAGCCGCCGCTACAACACCTGTACCGATAGACAGTATCACTCTCTTTGCCTTGCTCGATAACTTCTGAGCTAACTTGAACATGCTGATTTTCCTCCTTATAGATTATTCTTGAAAATGGCTGAGATACAACCACTTACAAACAAACCGAAAAGCCACACTATAGCGGCGAGACCGAGACCGTATATTGTCCCGACAGTGAACAGACCGAACAAATCAATCATAATAGTGACCTACTTTCTGTAGTGCCGGAAGAGCAGAGAACCGAAGTTCAGAGCAGAACCGAGAACAAGAAAAACAAGAATGTTGATGATTAAATCAAGTTTTTCTGCTATCAATGATAAGTCCATCTATGTCACCCTTTTTCTGTTGAGCTTCATACTCCCGTTTCAGCTTTGCGTTCCGACGAGCTTCAAAGAGCTTTAGCGTAACAATTGCAACAATCAGAATACCGAGTATTACAAGCATTATCGGAAGAAAGCTCAATAACATATCCCACATAAAGAACCTCCTTAAATTGAAATACCGACGATCTTCTTCTTCGGGTCAAACTCAACGTTGACGACTTCGCCAATCTTTGCAATCAGCTTTTCGACCGGGAGCTTGAAGCTATCATAGACATTGCGCTGAATGAATTTCGATTCGGCAACATTGCCGTATGTGTTTTCATCAGGATAAGCGATAAAGACTTTTACACCGTTAATTTCGTTACCGTCACGACTGGTAAAATTCATATCCTGAACACCTACTAAAGATACTTTCATACTGCTTTACCTTCCTTTCTGTGAAATTTCCCATTACGGGGATATTGTCTTGTACTCTCTTCCATGTTATCAACACCTGCACTTACAGCTTGCAGTCACGAGGGCTATGCTATATTCTTAATATGCGGTCGCACTACCGCAGGGTAATTTTTCGGTCGTATCCAAGACCAGAACGAATAGAATTTTTACGGTCGATTCCAAGACCAAAACGAATAGAATTTTTACGGTCGATTCCAAGACCAAAACGAAT